CAAGACCTGCCTGATCCCACGGCCCCTAGAGTTCATCGCTCTGAGCCTCAAGAAGCAGTTCCAAGAGAAGCGCCCTTACGGCGACACAGAACGCGGTGCTGTCTATGACAGTGCTGAAGAAGTAAGGGCTGCAGGTGGCTCGATCGGTTTTGGAGACTACCAATTCTCTGAGCTGGCACACATCTTCATGCTCATCAAGAAAGACGCTTCCCTCGACACGATGGAAGACGCTGAGTCAGTGCGTGACTTGTTCATGTATGAGATCGACGGAGCTCTTTGGGCTCCAGTGATTTACAGCGTGGGCCGCAGCGCCTACACCAGCCTGGGTAAAGCACTCTTGACAGCACGCCAATTCACGCTGCGCAAGGGTCTTTACACCGGCAAGTGGAGTCTGACGTCGTCCGTCAACAAAGGCGCGAAAGGGAGCTGGGTAACTCCAATCCCGACATTCCGTGGACGCCTTTCTGACGCTGACGCAGAGATCGCCAACGCTATCCGCAGAGGCGAATAACCCCAAACACACACACAATACAACATGGTTATGACGGAAAAGACACTGCACAACTCGGATGTATCTGGCGCTCGCCAGAATGTTCCTGACATCAAAGTCGTCGGCAACGGCGACACGTTTCGACTGCTCTGCAAAGCCTCCTCGCAAAACGAGGGCTGGATGAAAAGTGCTAAGGCAATGGAAGTTCCTGGCGGTTGCGTGGTCCAAGTGACTACTCAACAGAAGAACTTCGACGGCAGCTATGCTGTAGCGGAGGCTCTGACCTTCGTTCCTGGTGTAAGGATCGAAGACGACATCAACAACGGTAGAAAGCTTGTCGCTATCTAACGCCACCCCAAACCAATCCGGCTCCCTCTGTAACAGTGCGGAGGGAGCCAAACCCAAAAACGAAAAGAGAACCTAGTTATGACACCCGATACCGAAACACCGACACCAGAAAATGAAACCGCCGCCCCCATCCCGCAAGAGCTGTTCCAAGCACCAGTAAATCTGCCCGATGGCAGCTCTGTTACAGTAGTCCTTACCCTCGACCCACAGGGTAACGTCTCATTCTTCCTCGACCGCAAAATCCAACCGGACCAATTCGGTCCAGCAGCTATCGTTGAGGTAGCCGCAAGACTATCCAAGCTCAACGACACCCTCACCAACTACATCAATGCCCGCATCGCCGAAGCCAGAGCGACTCTCGAAAAAGAAAAACAGCCCGAGCTCCCCCTCGATCAACAACCTGACGAGCTTTCTTCGGACGCTGCCCCCTGCGAAGCCGGGACCTGTTGTGGTGGATGTGAGCCTAGTGAAGTCGCTGCACACGCTAGCGAGCCGCAATAACATCTCGATCGCCATCCGCGTATGTCCCCAGAATCCATCGAAGGCAAAGCTATGGCGGTTGGAATGACCGACCCAAAAGGTGAGGCGGGTAAATTAAAGTGCCCGCTTCACTTGCTGCCTCCCCACGCGCTTAACCAAACCGCGTGGGTCCAGGCACTAGGAGCCCGTAAATACGGCCCCTGGAACTGGCGTCAGAACAAAGTAGAAGCAATGACCTATATCGGAGCGATACTTCGTCACATGAACGCTTGGGCCTCTGGTGAGGACGATGATCCAGAATCTGGATACTCGCACCTCGCCCACATTGCGGCAGGATGTAACATCCTGATGGACGCATCTCACGTTGGGAACCTAGTTGACAACCGACCACACCGGTTGTTTCCAGCGACCCAGCAGCAAACAGGCGACTAACCTCGCCTCCCCAAATGCAAAGAATCCGGGCGGAAGGTGACTCCTTCCGCCCTCAACATCAAAACACTAAATGAAGACAGCGGCGATTGACTTTGAGACTTACTACGACTCAACATACGGCATCACAATCCAGGGCACGAGGAACTACATCTTCGACTCGCGGTTCGACGCCTACATGGTGACGATAAAAACAGACACCGGCATCGAGTATGCTGGTCCCCCAGCAGACTTTGACTGGAAGCAGATTAGCGGAGACGGGTGGCAATGGTTACACCACAACGCGAGCTTTGACGAACTGGTGCTCGAACGCCTGCGCAAGGACGGCATCGTCCCAGCAGATGCGATACCAGAGGTGACTCACTGCACAGCGGATCTCTGCGCATACCTGGGAGGTCCGAGAAACCTAGCAGGCGCGTCCAGGTTCTTCCTCAAGGAGGAGGTGTCAAAGGAAACCCGAGCAGCCATGCTTGGCCAGAAATGGGAAAGCATGACCGAAGAGTTCCGCAAAGAAGTTACCATATATGCAATGCGGGACGCTTTTCTGACCCTCTTGCTATGGCAGAAACTAGGCGACCAATGGCCTGATAACGAACGACTTCTGTCAAGACATACGCGCAGGATCGCATGGGACGGTATCCCGATCGACGTGGAAGAGCTCGACAAAGCTATCCCAGAGCTCGAACGCCGTAATTGGGAAGCAGGAACCCTCATCCCATGGTACCACGAAGGCGAAGAGAAACCACTCAGCCCTAAAGCACTGGCCGAACAATGCCGCAAAGTAGGCATCGAGCCGCCGCCAAGCCTAGCAAAGGACTCTGCAGACTGCGCAGCATGGGAAGATAAGTATGGAGATGCCTACCCATGGGTAGCCGCGATGCGGGAATACCGCAGAACTAACACATTGCTGGAGCGTCTCAAGGCTATGAGAGCCCGAGTGACTCCAACACGCGACATGAACTACGGATTGCTTTACTTTGGGGCGTCAGTAACGGGTCGATGGTCAGGAGCAGACGGCGTCAACGTGCAGAACCTGCCGTCAAAGCCAATGTTCGGGGTAGATTTCCGCAGTTTGCTGAAGGCTCCTCCAGGATATGTCTTCATCAACGCGGACTTGAGCCAGATCGAACCACGTTGCCTAGCGTGGTTGGTTGGAAATGAGGAACTTCTGCAGAAACTACGGGATGGAATGGCGATTTACGAAGCCCACGCCCGGACATCTATGGGTTGGACGGGAGGAAAGCTCAAGAACGAGGATTCACACCTCTATGCACTCGCGAAAGCCCGCGTTTTGTCGCTGGGTTACGGGGCTGCAGCAGGGAAATTCGTGGTAATGGCAGCCAACTACGGCATCACACTCACCCATGAGGAGGCAGAATCCGTTGTCGGAGCGTTCCGCGCCAGCGAACCACTGATCTGTGGGCGCAGCGGGATCTGGAACAACCTGCAAAGTGGCATGACTGCCGCCGCAGCGAAGCGGGAAGACTACCATGTAGAGCTTCCGTCGGGCCGACTCCTCCGTTATATGCGCCCAAGTCGGCTCGGAGGGCTATCCGCCGAGACAGTTTCAGGGCGTGGCATCGTCCGCAAGAAATGGTGGGGCGGCTCGTTGACGGAAAACCTTACCCAGGCAGCAGCCCGCGACGTGTTCGCGAGCTTTATACCCGTTATCGAGTATGAATTAGGTCTGCCTATTCTGTTCCATGTCCATGACGAACTGACGTGTCTCGTCAAGGAAGACAAAGCCGAGGATGCGCTGCGCGACCTGCTGCAGGTAATGCGCACACCTCCTTCATTCATGCCCGGCCTGCCCCTAGACGCAGAGGGCAAGATCGTCACAACCTATCCAAACAAGTAATATGACACGCTATTTTTCCCTCCCAAACTTGGCCGGAACCGACGTCAGGCTCGAAGAGCCCGCCGAATGGCCACCAGAACTAGAAGGATCGCTGTCCTTCCCATCCAAGGAAGACTTCCGCTCGTGGTGCGTCCAGCCCACGACAGACCACATCTTCTACAGCCTAGCCGAAGGCGTATCCCCGCGCATCCGCGTCAACATCCATGAGAACCCCGCGCATGTGCTGCACGGATTCGTGGCCGACTACGACGGAGCAGGGATCGTCGTCAGCGAATTGGTCGAACGCTGCAAGAAGCTATCCGAGCGTATTCGCCCGACATGGGTAACGGAGACCTACTCCAACAAAGCCCGCGTTATCTGGGAGTTCGCGGAGCCAGTGCAACTCACCGGAGACCGCAAGCTCGACGACAAGTTCATCCGCAACCTTGGCAAGGAGCTAAAGGTCGAAACATTAGCACCAGGACTAGACGAGGCTAGCTACGATACTAAAATGTATTGGGAGTTTGGCCGCGCATGGCATCAAATCGGCAGCAAGGTTGACCGGGAGCTGACATTCGCCAACTGGCTCAAAGTCATCGAGAAGATGAAAACCGAGGGAACCGATCGCGGAGACTCCGTAATCCCGATCGACGTAGTCGCCGCCGCGCTGGAAAAGCGGTACCCAACCTTCAAAACAAGATGGGTTGGGGACTTCATCCCCGGAGCACGCGGCCCGCTATTCTGGATTGACGACGGTATCGAGCGCAGCGGGTGCGTTGTCACCGACATCGGCGTCAGAGCCTTCTCGACCAGATCAGCCAAGGGACTCCTGACATGGGCAGACCTCCTCGGCATGGAGTTCGTCAAGGAATACCAGGAAAAGCGTCTATCGTCAGCCGCCGGAGAGACCTACTATGACACGAGCTCAGGCACCTACTGCCTCTACGTGAGCAATGAATGGCGGCGATACTCGAAGGAAGACCTGCTGATGCGGCTAAAAGTGGCCGGAATCAGCCATCGCTTGAAGAATGGCAAGACGGCAACCGAAGCGGAGCAGGTTCTCACCCTGATCCAGGAAACCCGCCGCGTTGACGGACAGGGTCCGTTCCTGTTCAATGAGAACTCAGTGGTCAACTTCAACGGCTACAAGATGCTGAACACCGCCTGCGTAAACGGAGTCATGCGCCCAGCCGCAGACGGCAGCCCCAGCAAATGGCCATGGCTACACCAGTTCTTCGAGAACGTATTCGACCCCGTAATCCAAGACGGATGCCACCCAAAGGAGTTCTTCTTCGCATGGCTGCAGCGTTTCTGGCGTTCGGGACTGAATTGCGAGCCGCGCCTTGGGCAGCTAGCCGTCCTAGCCGGAAAGCCTAGCAGAGGCAAAAGCTTCCTCGGCATCGCCGTCCTACGTAAGATCATGGGCGGCGCGGTGGACGCCAGCAATTACCTGCTGGAAGGCAAGGGATTCAACCGCGAGCTGGGGGCGAGCCCGATCTGGAACGTGGACGACTCCAAATCGACGGCGAACTTCAATGACCACAAGCGGTTCTCGGAGATGCTCAAGAAGCACGCCGCCTCCCCGGAACTGGTGTTCCACCCGAAATACATGGACGCAATCACGCTCCCGTGGTTCGGGCGGATCTTCATTACCTGCAACGATGACAGCGACTCGCTATCCATCCTGCCAACCCTAGACGGGTCCATCCTCGACAAGCTGCACTTGTTCCGCTGCCACCCAACATGGAAGGCAGAGTTCGGCACGCTCAAGGAAAACGACGAGATGCTGTCCAGGGAGCTCCCGCACTTCCTGGCATGGCTAGACGCATGGGAAGCCCCAGAAGGCGTTATGGACGCCAAAAACCCGCGTTACGGGGTCGTCAGCTATCATCACCCTGCCTTGGTGGAAAGTGCGCGGGATAGCTCTCCTGACCACCGTTTCGTCGAAATCCTCGAAGCATGGCGGGTATCTATGATGGATATGCACGTCAAAGGCAAGCCGACGATCTGGATTGGCTCCTGCACGGACCTTCTCCGGGCGGTCAACTCAGACGCCAGCCTCGCACCCCTGATGCGGAGCTACACTCCAGTTTCCGTCGGACGCATCCTAGCCAAGATCAAAGAATACTACACGCCGCTAGTTCGGACGTCAAAGGTGGGCGGCATATCGCGCTACACCATCGACTACTCTCTGACGCTCTAGTCAAGCGCCAGCCCCAGGGATCGCCGCTCCCACCCCATGTTCCTTGCGTAGAGGAGCATGGGGTTTATTGTGTCCAGCATGAGCAGTAGAGGCCGACCACCAACCAGACCCTGCGAGCAATGCTCGAAACCCTTCAGCCCTCCAGCAAAGAGGCCGACCGTCCGATACTGCGGGTCATGCCGTGGCAAACGGGAGCGAGCCTCAAAGTCAGGATGTATTGAAGATAAGGCAAGGATAATGATCGCGAAAACTAAGAATCGAGCAAAGAACAATAATCTGCCGATCGAGATCGACGCGCTCTGGATCGTCACGCAGTGGTACAAGCAGCACGGAAGGTGCTCGCTGAGCGGCAGGCCCATGACGCTCGCTTTTGGCCCGTGCGGTGTGAGTCTGGAGCGGATTAACTCAGATAAGGGCTATACGCGGCGCAATACCGTCCTAGTGGCGTTGCAGGTCAATTCCATGAAGAGCGACATGAAGCTGCAGGACTTCTTGGACTGGTGCAAGACAGTGACCGAATACAGCGAATCGAAGGGGGGAGAGCCCCTCGAAAACTTAAATCGTTGAAACTGAGGCAATTAGCCCTCAAAAAGAAGGAGATGAGGGGGGTGCGGTGGGGTAAAAATGGGTGTCCTACAGTCGCAAATCGTTGATCGTGAGCAAACTATGACGATTTAGTAGGGGAGTGGGGCAGATTTTGAAAAAACAAAAAACTGTCCGGGAATAAACAATCACCAGAAAAAAAAAATATGCCTATATATATATATATCTTTATATTATTAAAGGTAAGTTAAGTCCTACATCTCCTACTAACACGCGCCAGCCTTTGTCCCAGGCTGATTGCAGCAGGGGGTGGGGGTTGAAAATTGGGGGTATTTTGACCCCTACACCCCTACACATTTTGCCCCCTTTTTGCCCCAAAAACGAGGATTGGAGGGTTCTCGGCCCCTGAATCTATTGTGAATAACTCTGTTTTACGTGGCGATCTGCCTCTTGAATCCGCTGTTCAGATGAGCAGTTTAAGCTCATTCGATTGAGCATAACCCCTGCCCTTGATTTTACTACTCAGATGAACTGCTGTTAGCTTGAACCCCTGCCACCCTGATGCCCTGGATAGGGTTCCTTGGTTGATTGGTTCAGTGTCTTTTGATCGACGGATCAGGGATGAAGGGTTCATTGATTTACCGGATCAGGGATGAAGGGCTGCTGGGTTGCGGGGTTGTGACATGCATACTTTCCGCGCTTTTATATACTGTTCACTTGACCAGGACCATGAAATTTGGGGAATTTCTGCGAGACCCTTACCGATAAGTTCACCGGCCCATGCGCCCCCTACACTACCCACCCGTGGGGGTGTCCATCGCGCACATCGTTGATAATCAACGACATACGCGATGGATGACTGAGGCTTTGGTAGCCCGGATTAAGGTTGACGACTATGGCGAAGCCATACGTAATTCGTTGAAAATGAAAATTTTACCGATAAATGCAACTAAGTTGTGGTTTTTATGGTTTTTACAATACGCGCCGGGAGCCTTCGGCTCCCCTGACCTAGCTCGTCAAACCTTGACGGATTACGTGCGCGCTGCAATCCCGAAGGGATTGGAACCTGAGGTTCTAACCCCCGAAACCCTTCAACCCTTCAACCCTGCATCATCCTACGAAGTAGAAGGCATCAAAACCCTTTGCTTCGGAGTAATGGGCTGTCATCGGCAATCCTGCCAAACGACACCCTACACATCATCATCATGAGCAACATCGTCACATCCTCCGAAGTCGTCGTCTCCAGCAGCTCCGTCGACAGCAACAAACACATCGTAGCATTCGCCAAGGCAGCCGAAGCCTACGGCAAGGCTCTCGGGACGTTCAAGGAACGGACAGTGAAAACTGTCATCGCGTTAAGGGCCGAAGGCTACGAGGATAAGGTCATTGCACTGGCCCTTCGGGCCGTCGTTGAGAAGCACGGTGTTACCAGACAGCATCTCAACCGAGTCTTGACGGCTCCAGCCTCCGAAGGAGGAGCGGGCATGGAGCAGGAGCGTAAGCACTCGAAGAGCGCAGACAAATCGGTCAAGAGCAAATTGGCAAAGGATGCCGCCAGAGGAGGGGTCACGGTAGACCTGAAAGATCCAAAATCGTTGTTTGCGGCACTCCTAACGGAGTTTAACGGCGAAGCGGCTAAGATCGTGCTCTTGGCGGAGAAGCTAGATGAGCTTGCTTTGCAAGCGATCGACAAGGCTAAAGCCGCCAAGTGAGCGAGCCAGTAGGCAACCACGGGGCACCCCTTCGGGGGTGCCTTTTTTTTGTGCCGCTTGGAACCTCAGGTTCTAAGCAACCCCGAATCCCATCAGCACATGATCATTAACCTCACGCCCCACGCTATCAACCTGCCAGGAATCACGCTCCCCAGCGAGGGAGTTGCCAGAGTTTCCGTCACACTGGATCAAGCCGGAGAAATTGACGGTATCCCGCTCGTTCGCGGTAGCTACGGGCAAGTTATCGGACTTCCCGAGCCGCAGACGGGCACGATATTTGTAGTCTCCGCCCTTGTCAGGGCGGCACTCCCCCAGCGCACAGATCTTGCCTCCCCCGCGAGGCTCACCCGCGATGCCGAAGGCCGCATCACGGGATGTGAAGCCCTGGAAATCAACTAAACCCCTTGGAACCTCAGGTTCTAAGCCCTAAATCCCCGCCACCCTCCGACCCTACACCCATTATGTCACCATCGCACTGCATCGAATGCGGCACCCCCTCTGAGGAGGGGCTGTTTTGCTCAGAGGAATGCCGGGATTCCCGGTGTTCCGTGTCAGCCAAGGACACGTTCTTGGCGGCGCGAGATGCCGCCGAGGCTGCTGCTTGCCAGCGGCTTATGCCGGAGCTCACGCCCGAGCTTCTGGCTTGTGCGGCAGCAGCCGCCCGAGCTTGGGGCATAGATCCCACCGACCCAACAGCCGTTGGAGTCTGCCTCGATCCTGAACGGCAGCTCACCGGAGCGGCAGAGCGCGCAGTTCTCCCGGCTTGGGAGCGATTCCAGGAACTCCTCCTTGAGGAGCAACAGGCTAGAAACCTTGAGGCTCTCCGCGAGGAGTTCCTGGCCGAACATGCCGCCGAAGTCGCGGCGAATCAGGCACACCATTCCGCCAATCCACAGCAGCCAATCGCAGCCGGAGATACCGACGGCATGGATGCCGGATTCGGATCTGGCGGCATGCATCTCCATTAACCTTGGAACCTCAGGTTCTAAGCAACCCCGAACCCCAGCAACCCAGCACCCATGAAACAAGAAGTCGCATCGTTCCTGGCCCGCCTCAGAAAGGCAGGCCGCACCTATCCAGCCCGCAGCGTTGACAACACCGCGCAGTTCCCCAGCGCGGCGATTCGCCGTCTCCAGATGGGCTTGCCACCCCGTTGCAGGGATGACGGGCTGGAATTGTCCCAGCTCCCCCGCGAATAATACACCCGCGCCATTAGACCCTTTGCTTCGCATTACTATGGAGCAAGGGGTCAAACCCCTTACAACCCTATGAAGTCAGCATCTCCTATCCAGAGGGAGCCAAACGGCACAGTCTCATGGCTCCCCCAGCTTGGTGACACCTACCTTGTCACCGGCATCTGCCGCGACGGCCGCCGCTTCCGGCGTTCTTGCTCATCATGGGCCTATGCCGCAGGCATCAATCTGTGGCGCGGCTCCCGCTGGCTAGTGCGCAATGGTCGCCGCTACCGGATCAATACAACCATCAACTGAACCCTTAGAACCTCAGGTTCTAAGCCCCGAACCCCGACAACCCATGAGTACACCACGATATGATCGAGCGGTAAGACTAGCCGCATCCCGTCTCCTCGCAGACCTGCCATATAAGGCCACGGCTGACGAGATACTTGGCGCACTGTCGCAGCCGGAGCTTCCGCCCGGCTACGCATTGAGCGAGGCAATCCGCATCCCGCAGGAAGATCTGCGCGAGTGGGTCGAGAATCTCGCCGACGACTTCATGGACTTCGCCAATAGCTAATTCCTTAGAACCTCAGGTTCCAAGCCCCGCAACAATCTCCCGGCATCGCCGGGCCTAAACCCAAAACACAAAACACAAAACGCAATGAAACTGACCGTAAAAGAAGCCCTCGAAGACATCGAAGGGTATAGCAAAGCAATCATGGACGTAGCCCCAGGCTTCCTTAGCAGGATGCCGAAGGACATCACAGATGGGCGGGAATTGATGTCCCTCCTGACCTTCGGTACTAAAGCCGAAATCGAGGCCGAAGGAGTCCTGCTCGGGTGCCAGTACCCTAGCGGGCGTCAAGCCGCGCTCAAGATCGAGCAAAACGCACTCTCCTTGATGGGGGATAGGCGGCTGAAGAAGCAGATGGAAGAGCCGTGCCCTTTGACAGAGGCATGGAAGAAGTCGGGCGTCGATATGCCGCCGCCTGAAGTCATCAGCGCCATGCGTGAGATCCTTGGCATCCGCTCCAAGGACAAGGTAGAAATCACGGGGGAGTCCCTTGTGGATGATGACCATGGTCTGCCCATGGAGTGCTTCATAGCTCTCCAGAAAGTCCTGCCCGGTATCAAGGTCGTTCAGCGCAAGGTCATCTCTTGCCCTGGCCTGCCCGTTGAGATAGCCCAGGCTACCCTAGACATCGCCCTCATTAAGGCCCGCGCTATTGGTCTCATGTGATAGACCCTTTGCTTCGCAGTAATATAACGCACCGGACTCCTCGGTTAAAATGAGTCGTGGCTAACGATACTAGCCTAGCGGCCTTGCCCCCCGCGATAAAGCAACGGGCCTCCCACTTTCCCTCGTGTTGGGAATAGGGTGGGCCGGGGTATGGATGACCCGTTTTGTTTCCATGCTCCGGCCCTAATACCCTGCACCCCTAACACCCCGAAGCCTTTCGGCTTAAAGCTTAGAACCTCAGGTTCCAAGCCAACGCCGATACCCAAACACAAACCCATACAACAACACGACAATGGAACCCCCACATATCAAAGCGATCAACGCAGACAAAGCAACCCGCGAGGAAATGCGTAGCTGGGTCTCATCAACCGCTCGCACCCTGGCCACAGTCCTCCACGGAGCGCCATCCCTTGCCAGCCTGAAAGAGGTCATGCGCTGTATCGGGCACAACAGCCTCAGCGAGGTCATCGCTGCGGGTAGCATGGACACCCTCAAGAAAGCCGTGGTCAGCCTCATGGAGCAAGCCGTCAAGCACGGCGTCCCCATCGTAGGGGAAGGCGTCGAGCCACCTACGCCACCGCCTACGCCACCGCCTACGCTTTTCATAGCGGATGAGATGGAAGAACTCAAAGCGAGGGTTACGGTGTTTGATCCCATAGACACCGAAGATGACGCCTCGCGCCTTGCTTCGGAGGCCACGGATCTAGCACGCCGTGCCGCCGCTGCCGCTGCCGCCGCCGCCAAGGCCGCGTCTGTGCCACGACCTGCTGCTGCTGCTGGTATGACAGCCATCGACAAGGGGCGCCTCGACAACGTGGAGCGTCTCGCCAACTCTACGGCGGCATCCCTCCGCGATGAGTCTGCCAAGCTCCGCGCCATGGAAGATAAGCTCGCCCCGCTCGCTGCGGTGCTCGATGCTATCACCGCGTCGTCCGCCGCATCAGCCCCGGCCCTGCCACCCGCTGCCGTTGCCGCCGTCAAGGCTGCTGTCACGGGTGATCGTCTCCTTAGCGAGGTGCTGCCGTTCTTCACTCCTGGGCTACCTCAGGGTAATCAGATTCCGTGCGTCGCTTCGCCGCCATCCTTCGGCAAGACGTTCATGTCTGACGAGATTAGCCGCATCTATGACGGGTCATTCTTCCATCCGTTCAAGGACTCGCTGGATGAAATCGACTCGCTGGTGGGCACTCTCATGCCCCGCAGTGATGGCACGTTTGCTGTCATTGATGGGCCGCTTGTCAGCGCCGCTCGCCTTGCCAGCACTGGCGTCAATGTTCTATTCGTTGGTGATGAGATCTTCAACGCCAGCAAGAAAACCTTGGAGTGGATGCAGTCCTTCCTCTCGCCGCGTCTCGTGCCCTACCTCGGAGCGGATGGCGTCGAAACCCTGCGCCGCTGCTTTGTCATCCAGACCAAGCACAGCTTGGAGGATGGCACGTTCGAGGTCATCAAAGCGCCGGAAGAGAACCTGCACTTCCTGTTCCTTGGCAACCTGCGCACCAATCCACCCGAGGCATTGATGTCACGCTGCCGCCTCATGCGCTTCGATTATGACCCTGCCTGGGCTGCTGATACAGCGTATGAACGCCTCAATGGCTACAGTGGTGGCTTGTTCTCCGGCCCCGACACTAAAGCATGGTCTCTCGCTTGGGCCAAGGCTATGACCGCCAGCCGTGAGGCATACTCACGCATGGAAGTCAGCCGCCCGCTATGCTTCCGCTTCCTGATTGGTGCTGTCACCCATGTATCCCGCCAGCCCGGCGCGAATCTGGGTATGCTCACCGAATACGTAGCCAAGTGGGCTCCGCATCAGATCGCGGTTCAGAATGCTGCCACGCAAGACACTGATCCCACCAGTCGTGAGGCGGTGGGCAAGATCATCAAGGCTGCTTTCTCCATGTAAGTAACAATGAGGGCTTAGAACCTCAGGTTCTAAGCCCCGCAACCCTACGACCCTACACCCATTATGTCACCATCACCAGCACCACCCGCAACAACTCCTGTGCAGATGCGAGAATGGCGTCTCGCCTACAACTCATCCAAGCGCCGCCAAACCGTGAAGCCTGACGGCTCCGTCCGCCAGCGTGCGGGCAGCCTATCCTACCTGTATAACAAGGCTCGCGAGGTCATCAGGATCAAGCTGATCGACACGAAACTACCATACAAAACTGCCAACTGGCAGTGGGATGGTAAGTCTCACGTCATCAACGTGCATCGCGATGTTCCGAGTGTGTTCTTCTCCTCCGAGGGAACCAATACCTCACCTCGTCGCATCGCTCTAGTCAAGGCTGTCGTCGCCCATGAGGTATGTCACGGGCTATACACCTCGCGGGCTACCGAAGCTGGCGAGGCTTGCGCCAGGGCGGGCATCCCCTTCCGACTCCTAAACCTCATGGAGGACTGCCGCATCGAGCACGCTTATGTGACTCAGCGTGGCAAGGAGCACAAGTTCAGTTGGAAGATCTTTGACGACTTCATGCCCAAGACCGGCGACACGATCAAGTCTCCCTCGGACTGGCTCTTTACCATGAAGCGGCGCGAGCCTGTGCTATTCAAGCACCTATCGAGCGTCATGGCCCCGTATAAATGGGGCGGCGCATCTACGGTGATGACGCCAACGGTGAGCTACATACATCCGCTCAAGAAATACGAGGGGGCCCGCTTTCCAACCGTCGGCCTCTTTGAAAAGTTCTACGCTAGTATCGTAGCGGCTGAATCCACGGAGGAACTCGTGCCCATTGCGGCCTACTGGAGGGATGTGTTTGGTGTGGAATCCGCGTCAGACCTTCCGCCTATCCTAGTCAGGACTGTCCCATCTTCCTTCGGCGACAAGGAAGATCCTCTGGAGAGCGGCGGGTCTAGCGGTGCCTCTGAGGCAATTCGCACCCCTGACCACAAGCCGATCGACTCATTGACGGGCGTCTCCCATGCTACCGGTCGCTCTGTAATCTACGATGACCGGGTGATGCACTCGCAAGCTGGTGATGTACTAACCCGTCCGACCCTTCGAGGTCTCATCCCCCTGGCAAAGTATCTCCAAAACTCACAATACACATAACCTTATGAAGAACAAGATCCCTGGTTTCAGATACGTCGTGGCTCAGTGCGTCACCAACAGCTTCGCTTCCGTCATGGAGCAAGCCGAGCCCGCAAATGCAGACCCGTCACCCACGGGTAGCCGCCTCAATTATCACGCCCTGTTCACCCATAGCTACGGCTCTGCTTTCTTACAGCCCGCAGCCGTTGACGGTATGCGCCGCATCTTACTTATCGTTGACTTCTCCGGGTCGATGAAAGGCATGTGGGAGACCGGCGGTGCCGAGTTTGTGTGGGGGCTGATGCAGTTCGCTCGTCAAGGCGGATGCTACCTCAGAGTCCTCCTGACGGGGGATGAGGGCGGCCCTTGTGAGCTGCCTGTCGATACACCCTTTGACATCTTCAGCAGTCTCATCCCTTACGCCGGTCAAGAGTCATTCGCCCGCACCATGGAAACCCCGGTAATCACCGATCTGATGGAGGACTCCGACATCACGGTGTGCTGGACCGACGGCCAGCTAACCGACGGATATGTTGACGCTATCCGCTGGCGTGAGAGGAACATCAACGTCGTGGGCGCATGTCTGGGCCACCCAGATATGGGCGCATACCATCCCAAAAAAGCACGGATTAAATTATGGGAGGCGATGCAGGAATACTTCCACGCCTACTTCATTAGCGATCATCCGGCCAAGGTAGCCACGCTCTTATCTACCTGGGTGGCGTCATGCCCCATCCGCAGCCTTCAATAATCCAACAACACGGGAGGCTTAGAACCTCAGGTTCTAAGCCTCTCAAATATACCCTATCATTAACCTATGAAGACAATCGAAGATTTCTGTGACATCCACAACGCCTGCCCCGAGGGCAGGGCTTGGGCCATAGCCAACTGCTCGACCATGCAGGAGGCGTGGGATAAGGCCCCCGACCCCTCATGGGTTATCTGGATCGCCACCCTTCAAGGTGTGCTGACCGACCGCGAACTCCGTCTATTTGCGGTCTGGTGCGCTCGACAGGTGCAACACCTACTGACCGAGCCGCGTTCGATTAACGCTATCGACGTAGCGGAGCGTTACGCTAACGGCGAGGCTACCGACAGGGAGCTAACAGCAGCCAGGGCCGCAGCCTATGCCGCAGCCTGGGCCGCATACTGGGCCGCAGGTGGGGCCGCAGCCAGAGCCGCCAGTGCCGTAGCCCGTGTCGCAGACGGGGACGCAGCCTATGCCGCAGCCAGAGCCGCAGACTGGTCCGCAGCCAGGACCGCAGCCAGTGCCGCAGCCAGTGGCGCAGACTGGGCCGAAGCCTGGGCCGCAGCCCGAACCGCCCAAGCCCAATGGTTGAGAGATAACACCAAACCCAATTTTAACTGAGACCTATGAAGACAATCGAAGATTTCTGTGACATCCACAACGCCTGCTCAAAGGGCAGGACTTGGGCCATAGCCAACTGCTCGACCATGCAGGAGGTATGGGATAAAGCCCCCACCCCATATTGGGTTATCTGGATCGCCACCCGTCAGGGTGTGCTTACCGACCGCGAACTCCGTCTATTCGCCGTCTGGT